CGCGCAGCGTTGCCGGTGTCTGCCAGTCGGTGTGGACCTGCACGTAACCCTGGCCGTTGCCCGTATCGACCACGGCAGCGAACTGCACAACGCCATCGACCACATCGGCGTCCGTGCGCCGCGTGCCAATGTCGCTGGGGGCGGCGGTAACGGTCATGATTTACATCACAGCTGGAAGATGCCGCTGGCGTTCCAGGTGACCGTTATGTTCCCCCCGTTCGGAGTGACCGGCAGCCCAGTCACGCCAGTATCGATGTACGCCACCAGCGGTGAAGTAGCAGCAGTTCCAGTGTCCACATAGATCACCAGAGCTTCAACACTGTTACCCGTCACAGTGGTGTAGGTCACATCGGCTCCGTCAAACACGCCATTGGTCACAGACTTGGTAGCGCCAATGGTCTGGGCCGTCCCAACAACGCCCGTTAGCGATGTCAGAAACTGATGCGCTGCGTTGTAGGTGTACGTCCCCGTATCGACCAATGCAACCTTAACCGTGCCAGACAACAGGTTGGTGTTAGTCGCCGCACCAAGGATGGCCTCCTTGTACTTCGGATAGATTGCGTTTGCCATGTCAGCCTCAGGCGATGCGGATCAGCGCATCAGAGGCGGTATTCGCCGGCATCTGCACCGTGAACGTGCCGCTAGTCGAAGTCTTGTCCGAACCAAAGTCCAGCACCGCAATAGCCTTGTTACTCTTGCTACTGTTGTAGATCAGCGCACCACGGGCCGTAAAGGTCGCCGAGGACCACGAGGTATCAGCAAAATCCACAAACGCCGTCGTGCCGCTCAAAGATACCGTAGCACCAGTCAGCGTGTTGCCACCTGCGGTGTAGTTGGTCCCGGAACTGCTCACCTCGTTAGAGGTGCTGTAGACGGTCGTTGAGGCGTCCAGCGTGGCAGCAGAGATATACAGCGCCATCTTGATAACGTCAGTATCAAGGTCGTGTTCACCCAGAAAAAGCTGCTGCTTAAACGAGGAGCACATTGCTTGAGAGATAGGCATTTTGTTTCCTTAAATGACTTGCGTCCTGATCTGCCCACTGCGGTACGCGTCCTGCCGATTTTTCCCATCACCCAGGTTCTTCAGCAGCGTCAGGGACTGCACGTACTGCTTGTCCGTTTCGGCCACGATGTCAGGCTCTTGCTTCATGAACCGAGCAGCTTCAACCAGCACCGCATTGACCAGCACGGACTCAAAGTTGTCGCCCAACCAAGACGTACCCGCCGTGACGATGCTCACCGGATAGTAGAAGTAGTGAAGCTCTGTTGACAGACTTGCACTGGGCGTCGGGCCAAGGATGAACGTCAACTCAGTCAAATTTGACGAGTCAGGGCCAAACAGCGCGTAGTACTTCGGAGTACCCGTCGTATTCGGATTGGGGAACGCCGAGCGGATGAAGTTCACATCTTTGTTCAGCAGGTACTCGTAGTTTCCTGAAGCATCAATCACCGCAAGGCTGAAGACCGACAAGAAGTCTGTCGGCGCGGACAGGTATTGGTTGCCAGAGGTCAACGTGCCATTGACGTTCTTGCGGAGCGCCGGAAGCTGAACAGAGTTGTAGATGCGCTGCTCAGCCAACTGCGTCATTGTGGCGAAGTCAGTTACGGAAAACGTGTTTTCTACGTAATCTTGAACAGCGGTCTGCAACTGGGTGTAGTTCACTGCTTACCTCACGCCATCGGCCCACGAGACATGAAGCCCCGCGTAGCAGCACCAGACCCACGCTGCTTGATGCCCGTGGTCTTGGCCGCAGGAGCAGGATGCTTGGAGATGTTGCCCAGCACCATGCACAGATCCCGAGGGTTCTCAGCCTCTTGCGGGTATGCCTGCTTGGCAGGCGGCAGCTTTGTGATCTTGCCCATGATTCACCCCGTCTTCTGGTTCATGGCGCGGGACATATTCTTGCCCAGGCGCATGCGGTCCTCAGAGGTGGGACCACCCTTTTTGAAGCCGTGAGCTTCTTTTGCGGGCTTCTTGGCATGCGCCCTGAGCGCGGCCATAGCCTTAGAGTCCTTTTCAGCCATCTTTCACTCCTTACGGAAAAAGCAAGTACGCAGCATACGTGCTTGGGTTTGCAATCATGTACGGGTTCAATACGTTAGCTATGTAAAGGTTATACGCTTCCGGTTGGGAAATCCCGTTTATGTACCGTAGGTAAGCCAAACTATCTGCAGAAGTCACAGTGCCCGTGTTGTTGATGTCTCCCAACGGCCTTCCATCAATCAGCGTGTCCTTGAACAGAGCCTTTTCCGGTTCGGTGTTGATCGCCGCCTGGGTGAGCGCCGTGGGCATCAACGCCGTGTTGACCCCAATGCTCGGCACCACAACTGTACCAACATATCCCTGCGCCACCAAGTCGTTTGGCGTCAGGGGCGCATCAAAACCTCTGGCCCCGCCAACCGGGTTCCAGTTCCACTGGATCACGCGACTGCCTTCACCAAACGAACCCGTTGCAGTCAGGCCGGAAGAGTACCAAGTGTTAGTGTCTGGACGCGGATCGCGTATGGCCTGGGGGTCACTGACCGGATACATGCCAAGCTGCAACTGTGGCTGATCTGGGGTCCAGCATTGGGGGCACGCTTTGATCGCAGTCTGCTTGGTCTTTACCGTCAGGTTCTTGAGCTTCTTCAGGTCAAAACGAAATCCGCAAAGATCGCAAAATCCGAAGGCCTTAGCGCCGTTAGCAAAGCGGTTGCTCATATCATCCTCACCCGACCGCCTCTGCGGTATTCATCGGGCATCGGCACGCCTGTGCGCAGCAGAGCTTGGGCCTTCATCTTGGCAGCTTCTTCCTTCGTGCGTTTCCTCTGCGTTGCAGCATCAGAAGCGGCGCGTTGCTCGGGCGTCAAAGTTCCTGGCGCAAGTGTAGACGGTGTCACCCCCAACGGCAAGAAGGACTCGGCCACATCCCCGGCAGCACGGCGAAGATCGCCCGCACTTGCTGCGCCTGCACCACCGGCTAGGGCTGCGGCTATACCGGCTTTGCCCAAAGTTTTGTGCGTTTTTGACGGCCCAGAATAATCTTTAATGGTCGCTGGAAGCGTCTTATCTCCAGCTTGGTTTAGTAAAAAAGCTCTATGATGACCGTCTTTTATGTAAATGGATCCATCTGGAAGCTGAACACCTTCTAAAGGTTGTTCCTGCATTAAACTTCTTATACGGTTTTGTGCAGCTACATTTTGCTTAAACAAATCTACCATTTCACGCATAGAAGCGTCTTTTGGCACGGATAGTTTAGCTACGTTTGTTAAGATACTTCTTATGTTTTCGATATCAACACCTTGGGTGCCAATTGCACCGTTTGGTCTCTTGATCTCGTTGATATTTAAGTCAAGCATAGTTTAGGAAGTTTAGGGAGTTTATCTTGCGACGATAAACTGGCTAATTAACTGATAAACATCTGCCGGGGCACGAACCGCACTGCCGCCTTCTCACGGTCTTCCGTTGAGGCCAATTCCCAATCTTGGTCGTACTGCGCCTTCAGCACCTGCATGCGCTCCATCGCGCCGGGGATCTTCATGGACAGGTAGTAAGCGAGCCCTGAGACCAACGCATTAAGGAAACGGAAGGGGATGTCCTGCGTGTACGTCCCGCCTGCACCAGCGTCTTGAATCCTGCGCAAGCGCCAGTAGACGAGCGTGTACGTCTGAGAATTGTCAGGCGTGGGCCACACGGTGAACTGCGGCGCTGCTGCTTGGCGGTTGATCCAGATTTGGATCGGCCTTGCAGACTGAAGCTTGTTGGGGATGGACGAGTAGGTAGAAACACTGATGCGCGTGATGGTCAGGTCCGTCTGCGTGGAGACATTTCCCGCGCCCGTGCGAATCACATGCTCAATCAGATCCACCGTATCGGCAGGCAGCGTGTAGGTATTGGTGCCAGCGGTCAGGACTTGTTGCCCCTGCTCAATGGTCCACATATTGATGCCGCGATTGGCCCACGCTGCCAGCAACAAATTTAGACTGCGGCGAGCCGTCTTCAGGTCGTATCCAGTGCGAAGTTCTGCGCCGCACCTTTCAAAGGCTTCTTCCACAATCTCATTGAGATCGGGGTTAAAAATTGTTACGCCGGAAGTAGTCATGCTTCTTTCCTAAACAACCAACCCTTGGAGCGTCCGTGTTTACGGATTGCTTGGGAGATTGCTTGCAACGTCACACCAAGTTCATCTGCCGCAGCCTTAAGCGTTTCCCATCGCTTTTGCCCGTGTGTCGTATGTTCCCCAACAACAGCAGTTGCCATACGGTTCAATGCGCCTTTTTGACGCGCACCTTGACCATAGAAAGGGTTTTTTGCCCCCGCAATCAAGCCTTTGGCTTTCATCGCAGCAGAATGCGCTAGGCGTTCTTTACCCCTCCACGGGTTGTTTTTTACTACATTTGCACGATGCGACTCAGACAGTTTGCGCCCAGTTTGCCAACGAGACGCCGCAATGCTAACTTTTGCCGCAACTTCTGGATTACACGTAGGGCTAATATCTCCCCGGTCAAGTATGTTTACCAAAGCGCCAAAAGGTTTGAAGTGCGCAATGATTGCCGCTTCTTCTTCTTCAATAGCCTGCTCTTGCGTAAGCCCCTCAGCCAAAAGTACAACTTTGTGACCGTACTTAGCCACCGTACGTTGCCAATGCGTATTGCGCCCATGAGTTGACCACGCACGCCCCCGCGTACCTTTACCAACGTAAAACACCGTCTGGTCAGGTTTGGTGTGGGCGTAGACGTAGTAGCTCATCACTTTGCTGTCAACGCGGAACGCTTGAAGGCTTGGGCAGTAGGAGCGCCGGGAGAACCCGGCTTGCGCATCTTCTCACCTGATCCAGCGGCAATGCGTTTACGCTTGGCATTGATGTTGGCGTAGAGACCAACTTCTCCACCTTCTGCGTACTCAGTGAAGTCGGTGTTGTCCCTGCGGGCATGGCGTTTGCCATCCTGAAGGAAGTCCGTGTTGTCACGGCGCTTCTTCACCACACCCTTGCGGATGGCTCCCATGCCACGCGAGGCCATCATCGCATCATGCCTCTGGTATGACCCTTGGAGACGCAGCCGTCAGCGCGAGTCACAGAGCCGCCTTCGGCGTAGCCCTTGGCCTTGCCACCCTTGGCAAGTTTCCGGCCCTCGTGGGCCTT